TAAACCCAAACGTTGAACTATTGTTTGGTGGTATTGACCTTAGAAACTTTTCATTAAACTTTAAGTTGGTTCCAAGAAATGATACTGAAGCAAAAACAATTAGATCTATTGTAGACACATTTAGAAAAGCGATGCTACCAAACTTTGCAGATGGTGATGAGTTGACATTTTCTGGAGCAGAAAATATTCAGAATAATTTTATCAAAGTTCCTAATGTTTGTAGAGTATCCTTTATGAAGGGTGGTATTAAAAATGAATTCGTTCCTCAATATAAGATGTGTGCTATCACTCAGGTTGATATAAATTACACACCAGATGGTGCGTATGCTACATATGGTGATGGGCACATGGTTGCTATTGAACTATCACTAGCATTCCAAGAAACAAAACTCATATTCTCAGACGAAGTAGATCAATACTAATGTACTTTTCACTAGTTCCAAACATCTCATACGATGAGAAACCAATCAGTTATCCATTTACGGATTCTGACTATGTAACTGCAAAGAACTTCTTTCGTAGATATAGAATCAACGAAGATGTTTTTTCTTATGCTGTTCTGTTTAAACAATATGCCATTAAAGATGGAGACAGACCAGATAATCTAGCAGACAAAGCATATGGTAGTCCATTCTATGACTGGGTTATTCTCATAACAAATAATATGGTCAACGCACAATACGATTGGCCGTTAACAAATTATCAATTATCTAAAACTTTAGAGTCAGAATTTGATGATCCTTATGGAACTATTCATCACTATGAAACTTACGAAATAGCACAGTATCCTGCTGGTTTACATGTGGATGAAGAGTTTTATAACAAGATCCATAAGTTGAATATTAATGGATCTATTCAAATAAAAAATGGTAACGAGATTTGTCGTCCCGTTACCATCGCTGAACATTATACTGCTGAGAATGAAAAGAAAAGATCAATCTATCTTCTCAAACCAGCATACTTTAGACAATTTATAGATGACTTTAGGAAAAAGAATCTCTATAAGGAGTCTGGTAGTTTTATCAATAAAAGATTAAAACTAGTGGGTTGACGCGACTTTTTTAGTCAATTTTTTGGCGAAAAATTTTTCCCAGTTTTATGGAATTAGTTTTTCAAATCTGAAATTAGTCGCTCACACTCTTTCAAATTTTTTTTACAGAAGGTACGAACATAACTGTTTGTGTCTGTATTCATAGTGTAATGAGCGTGAGTATGTATTACTTCGATCATCGCCAAGAACCCAACACACAGGGCTACGAAGTGACATATAGGACTTGTGGCACAGCATGTTAGGTTCTTTTTGAAGTCCATCAGAAGCGATACTTAGTGCCCACTTCAACTTTCCAGTCAGTCTTAGCATCAAACGCGAGTGCTTCAAACTTTGCCTTGGCAGAGAGTTTGTCAGTCAGTTTGATACCAGCACCAACTTCAGCAGCAGCAAAACCATCAAGGTCTCCACCGTTAGGTGCTTTACCACCACCACCTAGTTCAACATAGGGAGTGACTTTACCAACCTTCCAGTCATAACCAAGACGTGCTTGATTGACTGTTTCTTTATAGGTGCTATCGGATCCTTTGAATTCAGATTTGGTCATGACATAAGGACCAGCAAGGGCAGGTGCTGCCATGAAAGGAAGAGCAGCAAGAGCGATTGCGATTTTCATGAGAATATCTCGTAGGGTTTACAGTGTCTAAAAAAAGACCTCTGTATTATAGCAGAGGTCCGTATATTTAGAGTTAAGGATTAGTTAATGTTTGATCCCTAACAATCAGTCTTCAGCAGCAAGACGTGCGAAGTAAGACAGAGCATCGTCATCATCAGGATCAGATGAAGCAGCTGCTGCAACTGCTACTGGTTCGCTGGTCTTGCGTACAGGAGCAGGTTCGTACTCATCGTCTTCGAAGACATCAGCACGAGGACCCACGGCGCGAGCAGGTGCATTACCAAGAACAGTGTTCATGCGAGTTTCAATGTCTTCGTAAGACTTGAATTCGCTAGAAGCAGTGAAAGATTCCAGAGAATACTCTTGCTTCCACACGGTTTCCAGTTCGTCATCGTCTGCACTCAAAGCAGAGGGAGAATCAAACTCAGAAGAATCATAGTTCCAGTAACCAGCAACTGTTTTGATCTTCAGTTTGAAGTTAGCACCTTCCCAAAGATCGAAGACGTTAACAGGAGTCTCGTCTTGGAATTCAGGTTGCATCGCAGCAAGGATCTTATCATGGATCTTCTTGCCATACTTGTAGAGGAACACCTTGCCTTCGTTCTCAGGATGCTTAGGATCCTTCACGACATAGATGTTGCTGTAGTAGGAGAGTTTGCGTTTGCGTTGACGTGCAATTTCTTTATCAGAATCTACGCCACTGTTCCACAGTTTGTTGTTCTCAGCACAGACGGGACACTTATCACCGTTCGTAGTGAGGCAGTTCTCAATCAACCAACCGCCAGGACCTTGGAAGGCGTGGGAGTAGAGTTTTGCCCAAGGGAGAGACTCTCCTTCAGGAGCAGGCAGGAAACGGATGACTGCATAACCGTTGCCGCTAGCGTCAAGTTCTGGTTTCCACAGGCGATCGTCGGCACCACCTTCGGTGCTGGACTTGGTGAGTTCCTTCTGGAGGAAGTCAAAGTTTGCCTGAGACTTGCGCTTTAGATCTGCAAAAGACATGTTAGATACCTCGGATTTGTTAGATATGGTTGCGTGACCCCCAACCACTTACACATAATACAACGGCACAGGGGTGGGAGTCAACCCCCTGTGCCAGTTTGCTGACTGGTCAGTCCAGTCTAGACTTTGCTTGTTCTTTCATTGCATTTACTTTTTCCATGAGACCATCAAACATCTCAAGTAAATTATCTCCAGGAGATGCACCAAGCAAGATTGCACCTTCTTTCATAGATTGAAGCATCTCTCGTGCTTCTTCATCATCAGATAGAGTTAGTCTAGTATAAAATATTTTTTGTTTTTCAATTAATGTGGTCAGTACTTCAAAGTATTCGTACTGTTTTTGTGGAGACAATGCAGGAAAAGACATCATTGCCCGCATACAATACTGCTGCAATTCTGCCATCTCTTGGATGTCCCCACGGACCATTTCGTTTCTAAAGAAGTCGCTCATACTAGCATCAACTTTGCTCTACTTGTTTTCTTCATGAAGTTTAGTTTTTGTGCATCATACTTCAGCTTTTCCTTAAGAGGTTTGCTGATAAGTTTTGACACAGACTCAATTTCAATCTCATTAATTTCACAGTAATGTACAACAGCATCAATGTAATTCATATCAGAATTATTTAACACTAATTTTTCCACATCCTGCGAGAATCTCGCAGCGGTCATAAATTTATCCTCCAGATTTTCTGTCATATTTTTCTTGGTATTCCTGAATGTATTCTCGCAAGCGAAGAAAGTATTCTTTCTTGGGTTCTACAATGGAAACTTGAACGTCGCTGTTTTCACAAGCAACAATTGTTACTAGTTGTTTTACTTTAATATCATATAGTTCTTGAAGGCAACATGCATATGCTGTTTCTTGAACATAATAGTCATACAACCAAGCTTCTTTTTTCTTCTCAGCGGATGTCTTGAAGTCAATGATAGAAAGTTGTCCATCATATTCTGCAATACAATCGACTCGCCCCGCAACTTTGAGGAAGTCAGAATATAACGCCGCTTCTTGTAGATATATTTTATTTATCTTATCTAAAATATGCTTGCTGGAGTGAAACATAATCCAAGGCAATGGTTGGTCTTTATACTTCTCAGTATCCAACTCATTATTCAAGTAGTCTTCTGTTAGTTTATGATAGCGAGTGCCACGATTGGCAGAGCGAGTAGAGATTGACTGTGCTTTATCTTTACCCACTCTGTTACGCCACTTAGCAAGACTTGCTTGCTTCTTAGAATTATTACTGATCACTGTGGTGATGGATGGATACTTATTACCACTAGGAGTAACATAATATCGTTTCCCATCAACAGTCACGGTGTCCATTTCGATGGGATCCAACCCCACATGATCAAATATTTTCATTACAATCCTAGATTAAGTTTAGCGATTAGATAGTTTTTAACCAAACCAGAGCGAACAATATCCTCAATACCAAACTCAATTAAACTAAAATCATCTGGCATATTCTTTAGAATCTTTTGGAAGTCTAGGATACCTGTACGTTCGTTTGTCTTTTGAAGGTCAGACTGATTGGCATCACCACAGAAAATGATCTTAGTATCTTGACCACAACGGGTGATGATACTATCAAGTTCGTGGAAGTTTAAGTTCTGGCACTCATCAATGATAACGATGGAGTTATCAAGAGTTGTTCCACGGAGGAACGAAGTAGACCAGAACGATACAGTTTCCTGTGCCTTAAGATTCTCATAGAGCATCTCAAATGCATTGTCATCTGGCATCTCGAACATATATTTTACCATGTTTTTATATGGTATTTGATATAGAGATGCTTTATCTTCGTGTGTACCAGGAAGGAAACCAATCTCTCTAGTAGCAACTAGAGATCGAACAATGTATACTTTTTCATATGCTGTGTATTCATCAAGAACATCTCGAAGTGCTAAGTATAGAGCAACGAAAGTCTTACCTGTTCCAGCACATCCATAAGCATAAATGTTTTTACCTTGACCCCACTGCTCAAACATCGTCTTCTGATTCTCAGTCAGTGGTTCAATATTCAGAAGGTAGTCAGAATTGATTGGTTTCTTTCTACGCATCTGCTTTGCAGACATACCATTGATATCAGGTGTGTTTCTTTTTCTTGCTCTGGGCATATGTGATTACCATTCAACTTTAGAACCTGGCATGTTTGCCATTTTTCGCATGTGCTCACCCCATCCAGGATGAGTCTTGTTCATTTTGTTTCGCCAGTCACCGACTTCACCGAAACCAGGAGAGTTTTCTGGAGTAAAGTATCGTTCCCACTCTGGGTTATCAATTTTCCATTGATCCCAGTCATGGATACTCATCTTAACTTCTTTAGTCTCTCCAGTAGACTTATTTATTACAGGATAGGTAGGCATTATTTTTGCTCCCAAGCTTCTGTGATGATTGGAAACTGCTCGGTAAAAATCTTCTTGCACTCCAGAGCAATGTCCATATGTTCTTTCTGTGTTCCATTAGCAGAACGTAGATCTATATAGTGCATCCAACTGCGAAGATTGCCTGTCATGTATAGACGTGTAGGAGTAGCCAAAGGAAGAACAAAACGGGCGCACTCTTTAGCAACCCCTTCACGAAGAAGCTCGTTATAGAGATCAATGCCTTGGGTAAAATGTCTAGCAATGTGCCCCTGAAGAACAGCTTTCTTTTCGGCGCTGATATCATCCACCGAGTTTTGTCTATTTTTCGTATCTTGAGATCGAAGATCTGGGATAGGAATTTCATGACCAAGTAGATTCGTGTCCGCATAGCGTTGTGAAAACTCTTGAAAGGTAAAGGAACGGTGACGCAAAATTTGCGCTGCCAATCCACGGGTAGTATTTATTTCAAGAGTCATATGTGCTTGTTCGAACACAGACCAATGCCCATGCTTAATACAATACGCTAGTAGTTTAGCGTAGTTTGGATTTTCTTGATTGTTAGGATTACTTACACGAGCAATGTAAGCAATATTTTTCTCTGCGTCTGGGGTTACAGTGATTAGTTTTACTTCCATCAACACTCCTGTTTGTTAAATTTTTTACGACATGCTTTGACTTCTTTCATCTCTGCCTTGATTGCTTGATAAGCATCTTCAGGTGAGATTTTCTTTGCCATCTCCATGGCAGTAATCATTTCGACTCTAGTGCCGAAGTGTTTGAGTGCTTCCTCAAAACAGTTTAGTGATTCATACATTAGTCTGGATACCCATCGTCATCGTTTTCACTATAATCAAATCCAAACTTCTTCTCATCTTGCTGCAGTCCAATCTTATATGCTGCAGTGTCTGAGTATACTTCAGACTTTAATGCTTCCACAAGAAGTTCTAGATTTTTTACTATTAGTTTTAGTTTGTCTTTTTCCATGTGCAGTGTTGCAACGAGAACATTATAGCACAAAAAAAGGAAGGGAGTCAACCCTTCCTGTTGAAGATAGGTTCTACAGATAATAGATCTTCGAACCATTCTCGCAAGTGTATTCTATAACAAGACCAGTACTTGCACCCCCTATAAGTTAGTTGGTAGCAAGCAGGTGGTCTGTTATCTGCATCCATATCATCACTGTGATATGTGTAATCTTCCATTACTTCACCTTTGTTGGACAGTGACCTGCCATACAAAGTTGAGCGTTATGAAGTTTGGTTTCTTTGACTTGCTTTGCCTTAA